CAATAGATCTTGCTGCTACTACAAATGAAGTAAGTATTTTAAGACACGCATTACCATTTAATGAAGAACTATTATTGTTCTCAGATAAAGCTCAATTTAAAATTGAAACTGCAAATGCTGGTTTATCCCCATCAGATGCAAGCATAACTTTATCAACTAGATTTGAATCTAATTCTGAAATTGCTCCTATTGGAGCTGGAAACTATATTTATTTTGTACAAAAAAGAGGATTGAATTCAGCTGTAAGAGAATACTTTGTTCAACCTGACACAACAAATAATGATTCAATTGATATAACAGCGTCAATACCTTCATACATTCCTGTTAATGTTCATAAATTAATTAGTAATACAATTGAAGATACAATTGTTGCGTTAGCTGATGATGGCAGTGATACTTTTAGTGCACCTCATACTGTAGTAACAAGTGTAAATCCAAATTACGCAAAAAGAATTTATGTCTATAAGTATTTTTGGAATGGTAATGATAAAGTACAAAGTGCTTGGTCTTACTGGGAATTCCCTGATGTACAAATTATAGGTGGATTTGCTTACGAAAGTTACATTTATTTAATAGCCAACGAAAGAACTAAGGCAAATTTATACAAAATTGATTTAAGAAATTTAGAAAATACTAATTTAGGTATGAATATTTATTTAGATCAAAGAGTTTTATTAACTGGTACTTATAATTCAGGAAATAATAGAACTACTTTTACATTACCTTATTTAGTAAAAGCTGGACTTCAAGCAGTATCGGCAACAACTGGTGCAGATTTAAGTATAATTAGTCAATCAACAAATACAGTAGTAATAGATGGAAATAATACTTCTGCTTATTTTGGTTTTGCTTTTACAACTCTTTACACACTATCAACTCAATTTATTAGAGAACCAAGTAAAGGTGGTGGTTTATTAGCGGTTACGTCTGGTAGATACCAAGTAAGAACAATGTCTTTTGATTACACAAATTCAGGATTTTTTCAAATAGTAGTTACTCATACAGGTAGAGCTGATCAAACTTATAGTTTTAATGGTTACATAATAGATAACCCAACATCAGTAATTGATTCACCTGTAGTTACTACTGGTACATTTAGAGTTCCAATACAAGCAGAAAACACAAAGCACGCAGTGTCAATAAGATCTAGTTCTTATTTACCAGCTAATATTACATCAGCTGAGATAGAAGGATTTTATTACAGAAGATCAGCGCGTGTATAATGTTAAAACCTTTTGTAAGAACTGCGACTGAAGAAGACGCAATAAGTCTATCAATGACTATGAGAAAAATTGATAGGTTGGAAATTAAATACAGTCATAACTACACACCAATACAAGCTTTAGTATCTTGTTTTAATTTACCTAAAGCAGAAAATTTTACAATTACAGATGAACAAGGATTTGTGTATGGAATGTTTGGTGTAAGTGAATGCCAACATGACAACAAATTTGGAGTCATTTGGTTATTGTGTTCAGAAAAATTAAAAGAAATTCCAATTTCATTTTATAGAGAATGTAAACAATGGGTAGATTATTTATCTCAAAATTATTCATACGTTTATAATTTAGTTTATGAAAAGAATTGGCAATCATTAAAATGGCTACAATTATGTGGATTTGTAGCTGAACGTAAACTCAAAATAGGAAGTAAAAAGAAAAACTTTATACTTATAATAAAAGAAACATGTGTAGCCCAGAAGCAATCGCAATTACCAAATTCGCTATAGACGCAACAAGTGCTGTATCGGATTACAAAGATGCTAAAGCAGTAGCTAAGCAGCAAGCAATTAATAATGAAAAATCAAGAGCTAGTGCAGATAAAGCTTATTTAGCAGATTTAGAAAATCTTGATGCTGAAAAACGAAAAGAGCAAAGAGATACAGCTATAAGAAAAGAAGCTAAACAAAGAGAATTAATTAAAAAAGAAGCAGATGCTCAATTAGTTGGATTAGAAAAAGGTAATGCTAATACAGAAGCCGTACTTAGAGATATTGGTTTTGATTACCAGCCAGAATTTCAACTATATAATAATCAAACTATGTCGACAAATATGTCAGCATTAAAAGGTTATAATGATGCTTATAATGCTCTTCAACGTTCTTACAATTCACTTCCAGCAATATCTACTCCATCTAAATTAGGTTTATTAATTAAAGTTGGTGGATCAGGTGCAGGTACATATGGAGATTACAATGCCGGTAAATATGGAAAAGTAACATAATGGCTACATATCAATCAGGGTTTTTACCGAGTATTAAAGTAAACAAAGAAGAATCTCCAGGCAGAGCTTTAGTACAAGCTTTAGATAAATTTTCAGCTGCAGTAGATTCTTATGGAAAAGGTAAAGGTGAAGAATACACAGCTGCAACTACAGCAGAAGCAGAACAAGCTGCAAGAATTGATTCATTTAAAACATACCAAGAGGCAGTAGACTCTGGACAGATTGATAAAACTAAATCTAAATATTGGGTTTCTGTTTATGATAATGTTAAAGGTCAACAACAAGGACTTGCATTTAACACTACAAAACAAGCAGCTTTTCAAGAATGGTGGGCAAATAATAGTACAAGTGATGACCTTGATGGCTCAGCGTATAATAAATGGAGTTCAGAATTTGATCAAAAATATTTTAAAGAAAAAGCAGGAAACGTCTCTACATATTTTTTAAAAGGATTAGAAAGTTATGTTAAAGCAGCTAATCAACAAATTGGTACAAGTTATGCAAGTTATAATACTCAAAAATTAAAAATTAATGCAGAAAATAATTTAACAAATATTCTTGAAAATAAAATTCAATTAGATGATTCATTAGAACAAATCTCAACATTTGAAAATTTTAATAACGAAACTAAATTTGTTGATAGAAATAGATTTGATGAATTAGTTATTCAAGGTTACAAAAACCAAATTGCAAAAGTAGCACAACTTGGTGATCCAAATGCTGATTATGTTAGAGCTGAAAAATTAGCTAAAGATCTTGCAAATTATACAAGACCAAATGGATCAAAGATTTTAAAAGGAAAAGATGTAGCTGAATGGCAAAATTTTATACAAAATCTAAATTCAGAAAAAGTGCAGCATCAAGATCGCATGCAAAAAATATCTCAAGATGTTGAATTTAATAACTTTGCTACAGAACAACAAAAAATATTAACTCTTAAATTTGCACCTGATAATATTACAAAAGCAGGCGAAACAGAAGGTAAACAAAAAGCTGCTTTTGCTAATGACGAATACAAGCAAAGAGTTCAAAATTATCAATTAGTAAATCCAAATGCTTCAATTGAAGAAAAGAAAAACTTTGCAGTTGATACAAGAATATTAATTGAAAATAAATATGAAGATGCTGAAATATCTAAGCTAAGAGCATACAGCACAAGAAATCCTTACAACGTACAAAGAGCTATTAATGACATTAATTATGCAATGCAATTGCTTAAAAAAGATGTTGAAGCTCCAGCAGATAAAGATGGTTATAAAAAACCAATAGATGAAAATAATCCAGCGTACAAATTCTTATTTAATGGTGCTAGATTAAATGGCTTTGTTACTAAAGATGGCAAACCTGATGTAGGTGCTTTTTACAATTCTTACATTAACTCAATCAAACCTAAATAAACTAAATGGCAAATGACTACGGCTTAGGAGCTGTTGATTTTAATTCTATAGATCAAAATGCCCAAGATAACATTCAAACTGTAAAACCAATAAATAGTGGATTAGTTAAAAGTCCAAATGAAAGTTCACCCGGTTTTTGGTCTACAGCTGCTGATATGACTCTTAGTATTCCTCAAGGAGTAGTTGATGGTTATGAAAGTCAAGTAGATTGGTTAGATAAAAAATGGTCTCTTGGTGGTTTATATTTTGGAAATGGTGATGGTAAATTTCAATGGTCAGATGTAATTCCAGAAGTTATAGCGCCAAAAGAATGGGAAGCTAAAAAAATATGGCAAGAAAAACAATTACCAACATTTTATAAACCTAAAACTGAAGCTGGTAATCTTACGTATGGTATTTCAGAATTTATAGGAGGTTTTATTGGTCCTAGCAAATTACTTAAAGGTGTTGGAGTAGGTGGTAGTTTATTAAAAAATACTCTTAGAGGATTTGGTGCAGGAGCAATTTCTGATTATACAGTATTTGATCCACACGAAGAAAATCTTTCTAACATGTTAGTTCAATTTGATTCTGTATTTTTAAATAATGCTGTTTCTCAATTCTTAGCCAAAGACGGAGACGACTCAGAAGAAGAAGGTCGTATGAAAAGAGCATTAGAAGGAGTTGTGGTTGGTGGACTTTTTGTAGCTGGGATTGAAGGTGCTTCTAAGGTACTTCCACCAGTTTTAAAATACCCACTAATGTTAGGTATAGCTATAAAATCTATTAAAACTTCAAGAAAAGCTGGAGATGATTTAGCTAAAAGAGAAGAAATTTATAAAGAAACTGGTGAACTAATAAGTGATTTAAAAAATGGGGAATTAACTCCACGTGTTAAAAAAGCAATTGTAGAAGGCAACGAAAATATAGATTCTAAAATAGCTACAAAAGCTATTAAAATTGGTGAACAAACTGCTGAAGAAGATGCATCAACTTTTATTAAATCAATTTTTAATATTAAAAGTTTTGGAAGTGCAAAACAAGTATTAAAAAGTATTGATGACGCAGCTGCTTTATTTGCTGAACAAGATTTAAAATATTTACAAAGTGCAGTATTAAAAAACGAAACTGTAGTAAAATTAGCTAAAATATTATCATCAGATCCAGAAGCAATACTTAAAGCTTTACCTCAAGACGCTGCTGCAGCTTTAGATTCACCTGTAAGAGTAATTGCTACAAAAGAAATTTTACAAAAAATGGGTAGACAATTAGATGAATTTCAAAAAACTAATTGGGCTAAATATGGTTCAAGTGAAAAGAATTGGCCAAAAGCTGTATTAGAAGAAGTTGCAAGACAACACTCGGTATTAAAAGATACAATTTATTATTTAAAACAACAAATTAGAGGAGCAGCTAGAACTACTCAAGCTGGTAATATTAAAACTGGATTATTAGATATTCAAAAATTAACAGATGATATTACACAATATGGTGGTAGTACATTTTCAGCAATAAAAAATACAGTTGGTAAAAGTTATGATGATGCTGAGTTTATACACGCTATAACTAAATCTAAATTTCAAAGATCAATTGATGCCTTTAATAGTCTTTATGCTAACTCATTAGTTTCAGGTATTGTTACTAATTTAGTTAACATAACATCAGGAATAGGCGAAACAATTTTAAAACCTATAGCTGTTATGGGTGGAGCTGCTGCAAGACGAGATTGGAAAACAATTCAAATAGGTGCAGCTCATTATCAAGGTATGATTCTTGGTTATAAAGAAATTTGGAAATATACATCTCTTGCATTTAGAAATGGTGAGTCAATATTAGATGTTAAAAATTCTGCAGCTGAGTTTACAAAAACAAGAGGTGGTAAATTAATTAATCCATTAAGTGCTGAAACATGGAACTTAACTGGTAGTGCTGGAACTGTCGCAGATTGGTTTTCTAAATTTGCGTTGTTTCCTCAACGTCTATTATTAAGTGGTGATGAGATTATAAAACAAACTAATTATAGAGGCCGTTTATATTCATGGGCTATTCAAAACACTTTAGAAAGAGGTTTAGAACTAGGTTCAAAAGAAGCTAAAGCTAATATTTTAAAAATAATGAAAGAAGGCTTTGACGAAACTGGCAAAGCTGCATTGGAAACTAGTCCGTTTGCTAAAGACGCTTTAGAATATGCAAGACAAGCCTCTTTTACTAGTTCATTAAAAGACGGAAGATACTTAAATATTGGTGGTGCACTTAATGAATTCTTTAATAGAGTTCCATTATTAAGACCATTTGCAATATTTATTAGAACTCCAACTAATATTTGGAGAAATTTTGAATCAACAGTTCCAGGTCTTGGATTATTTTCTCAACAAATGAAAAATCTTTGGGCAACTGGAGATCCTAAAGCTAGAGCTGAAGTTGTTGGAAGACAATTATTAGGAACAACTGCTGCATTGTTAGCTTTAGATTATGCAACTTCATACGAAACAGTAAAATTAAAAGATGGCAATACTGTTAAGTTACCAAAACTTACTGGTGCTGGACCTAGAGATAAAGATATTAAAAATACTTGGCGAGCTGCAGGTTGGCAACCATATTCAGTTTTAAGAAAAGATCTTATTGGAGATGGTTTTCATTATGTATCTTACAACAGAGCAGATCCTAGATTTTATATTTTTGGAATTATAGCTGACATAGCAGAACAAGCTCATAATATTAATGATGAAGATAGACAAAATTTAATATTGTCAATTCCTTTATCAATAATGAAAAATGTTACTAATAAACTTTATTTCAAAACTATTTCAGACACATTAGATGTATTAGTAGATCCAACTACTCAAAACTTTGAAAGATATTTTGGAAATTTAGTAGGTAACGCTATTCCGTATGCCGGATTAAGAAGTCAAGGCTTACCTAGCACATTAGGTTTAGATAATCTTTATTTCAATCAAGAAGCTTATGACATAAGAAGCTTTGCTGATTCAATAATATCTAAAGTTCCACTAGGTGGAATGGCTTTAGAAAGAAAAAGAGATTATTTTGGAAATTTTGTAGAGCGAAACCCATCAGGTTTTATTGTAAATAGAAGTTGGGGTGGAATTGGTGCAATAGCACAAGGTCCATTATTAGTTGGTCAACAATCAGATTTAAAAAATGAAGATCAAGTATTTTTACAATTAGCTGCTTTAAAAATTAAATTAACACCACCAGAACAATACAAAGACAAAATAGATTTGGCGTCAATTAAAAATGCTAAAACAGGTCAAACAGCATTAGATTTTTGGAGACAACAAGTTGGTGTTGTTACTGTTGATGGTAAAAAAATACATGATTATTTTGCTTATAAAATGCAAGGATCATCGTGGCTAAATGCACAAGAAGGTAATGAATTATTTGATGGCAAAAAAGAGTTATTAGCTAAAACTTGGTATGATAGTTTTAAAACTAAAGCTTGGGCTGAAACACTAAAAGCTTACCCAGAAATAAAAGAACAACAAACAAAACTAGCAAAACAACAAGGAAACTTACTAAAATCTACTACTGGTACACGTTTAGATAAGAATCAAGAAAATTTTCAGAAAATATTACTATATTAAATAATGGCAAATTCATTTGTAAGATACACCGGAAACGGGTCAATTAATTCATTTTCAATCACTTTTGATTATATAAGTGCAAATCACGTAACTTGTACAGTTAATGGAGTACCAACTGCATTTACTTTATCATCAGGAGGAACAGTTGCTACATTAGCAGTTGCGCCTGTTGCTGGAGCTGCAGTTCAATTCACTAGAAATTCAAGTCAAGCTTCAAGATTAACAGATTATGCATCTGGATCGGTATTAAAAGAAATAGATTTAGATACAGATAGCAAACAAGGATTTTTCTTAGGGCAAGAAGCTATTGATAATACATCAGACTCATTAAGAGTAAATACTTCTAATTTTCAATGGGAAGCAGATAATAAAAGAATTACAAATGTAGCTAGTCCTGTAAATGACAACGACGCAGTTAACAAAGTATTTTTAACTACAAATCTTCCAGCAATTAATACTGTAAATTCAAATATAGCTAATGTTAATTCAGTAGCTAGTAATATTGCAACTATTAATTCTGTTAATTCTAATAGTACAAATATTAATTCAGTAGCTTCTAATTCTGCAAATATTAATTCAGCAGTTTCAAATGCTACAAACATAAATGCAGTAGTTGCTAATTCAGCAAATATAAATACTGCCGCAGGTGCAAACGCAAACATCACTGCTGTAGCTGGACAAATTACCCCAACTAATAACATTGGAACACTTGCTGGATTAACTACACAAATTACAGGTGTTTATAATATTAGAAACGCAATAACTACTGTAGCTAATAATTCAGTAGATGTTCAAGCTTTAGCTGACGAAATTCAAAAAGTTATAACTGTTGCTGATGACCTTCAAGAAGCAGTTTCAGAAATTGACACAGTATCAAACAATATAAATATAATTAATACTGTTGGTAATAATATTAATGCAGTTAATACAGTTTCAGGAAATTTAGCTGGAATTAATAGTTTTAACGAAAGATACAGAATATCTGCAACAGCACCTACAACTTCATTAGATATTGGAGATTTATGGTACGACAGTGCTAATTCAAATTTAAGAGTTTATACTGCTAATGGTTGGCAAATAGCTTCAGATTATATTCAAAATTTAGTTAATGATTATAGGTATGATATTACTGGCACTCCTTCTTATGTAGAGGGTGCTTCTAACAATGCAAATGCCGCAGTATTTGATTATGCGGAAAACAGTTTAGTAAACGTATTTGTTAATGGTCTTAGAATTATTCCAACAGCAGATTATACTTTAAGTAAAAATAATAATGTCGCTAGAGTTACTTTTGTTTCTCCTTTAATAAATGGAGATGTTGTTTACATACAAGTATTTAGAAAATTACAAACAGTAGAAGAACAAACACTTCAAGGTTATGTATCAACTACATTAGGTTATAAAAATACTACAGAAGGATTTAAAAATACTACTGAAGGGTTTAAAAATTCAGCACAAACTTCAGCAACTAATAGTGCAAACTCTGCAACAGCAAGTGCTAACTCTGCAACTGCTTCTCAGAACTCTGCAACTGCTAGTGCCGCAAGTGCCGCTTCAAGTTTACAATCTTTAAATAGTTTTAATGCGGCTTATACTTATTCAACTACACCACCAAACAACCCTGCAAATGGTGCTATTTGGTTTGACACCGCAACTACAAGATTAAAAGTTTATGTTTCTCAAAATAATACTGGTTGGGTAAACGTAGGGACTTATGTTGAAGGATTAATAACTAATTATACTTATACAGCTACACAGAATCAGTCAGTATTTAATGGTGCTGATGTTGATGGTAAAACTTTAGCTTTTAACGCAACAGGAAACGTATTTGTATTTGTAAACGGAATTAGAATTACACCAACTGCTGACTATGTATTGTCTGCTGGAAATACTTGTACTTTAGGAGTAGCCGCTAACGCAGGTGATGTTATTTACATTGAAGTTATCCAAAAGATTTCTTTAACAGAAGAACAGTTATTACAAAGTTATGTTGCTTCAGCTTTAGCAGATAAAAATACTGCAACTACTCAAGCTGGAATAGCAACTACACAAGCTGGAATATCAACTACAAAAGCAGGTGAAGCAAGTGCAAGTGCCGCTTCAGCTTTAACTTCAAAAAATAATGCCGCAACTTCTGAAGCAAACGCATTAAGTTATAGAAATACTACTGAAAACCATAAGAATGATGCTCAGACTGCTAAGGTTGCCGCAGAAGCCGCCGCCGCATTAGCTACAGTTGGTGGTGGTGCGTTTAAAATAACTGCAAACGACACAACTGCAAACGTATTCAATTTAAAAGTAAGTGTAGGAAACGGAATTACTAAGACGTTAAATAATGCTGGTGGAAATGAGAGTGTAACTCTTTCATTACCATTTACAGAAACAGTAATAACACCAACAAATGGTCAAACTGTATTTAACACAGCTTATGTAGTGAACTTTGTTCAGGTTTATGTGAACGGAGTTAAATTAATAAAGGGAGTAGATTTTACCGCAACTAACGGAACAACAATAACATTAAATGATGCTCTGTTGTCTAATGACGTAGTTGAGATTGTTAAATTTGCTTAATAACTAAAACAAAAAAGGAAAAATAAATAAATGACAAAAGCAAGAAACCTATCCAAAATTATAGATGGTTCTGGCAATTTAGTAGTACCTAATGCTGGTGCTGATGCACGTAGTTTGGGTATGGTTAAAGCCGATGGAACTCCTATTGATGCTTTAGATAGAGCAACAACAAGTGCAACAGTAATTAACACAGCAACACCTTATGCTGGTTTAATTTCAAGTGCTTCTGGTGTAACAGACCCATTAGATAAAGACCCTAACTACAACACTACGACAACTTACGAAAATGCAAATGGTACAGTAGCGAACCAAGCCATTGATTTAAAAAAACCTAGAAACGGAAATTGGTGGGAATGGTCTAGTTGGGGATTTTCAGGAATACCAACATCAAACTGTCAAAATAATGGTGCTTACGATGGTGCTGGGGGTTATTCATCTTCATTTCAACCAGTAAGTGTTGAAAATATATTTAGCGGTTGGACAACAACTGATGAATTAGGTGGGACTTATCAATCAAGAACAGTTCAAAACTGTAATTGCGGAAGTTTCAACTGTAGAACAAATTGTAACTGTAATTGTGCGTGTGCGTGTGCTTGTAATTGTAAATAAAAATTATGCTTAAAAAGGTTGCTTCACACAATCTTTATCCTGATTGGCTTCGAATATTTCAAGTTAAAACATCAGAAGGGTTTGATGAAAAATTAATAAAAGAAATAATAACAGAAACCGATAAGACACATACTTCAAAATGTAGAGTTGATTTTAGAGCAAGTGGTTCAAAAGAAGTTGTTGATGAATTAAATAAAATTTATGAAACTGCTTTTTTAGAATATATAAATGAACTATACGAACCAGAGATATTAGATAATTTTGATTTTTACCAAGACTGGTCAATTAATACTTATCATAATGGTAAAGCGACTTTTAATCACACTCATAACGATACTTTTGTTGTACTTGCTTATTATCCCTCAGATACAGAAGGGTTAAAACAAGAGGTTTATAACGAAGGTATTTTTGAGTTGAAAACTGGTCAATTAGTTTTTTCTAATCCAAATGGAACTCCTATTTGGGATAGGTACGCAAAAGAAGAAAGCAAGGTTCACTTTAGAATACAAACAAAAAAAGGAATGTTAGTAGCTTGGCAAGGACATCTGCCACATTGGACTGTTGGTGGAGAGAAGAACCCAAGATACTGCATGACTTCTTTTATAATTTGTAAGTCAAAAGGTGGACATAAATTAACATTAACAAAATAAATAAATAATATGAAAATAATAATTAAAAACAGGGTAGAATCAGAACAAGCTGAAGGAAGCCCAGTTCATAACTTTTTTAAAACTGAAACTGGGGTAAGTATTAACGGGAAATCTATAGATGTATTATCAACATTTAAAGCAAACTCTTACTTACTTATTTTTGTAAATTCTAATAATCAACTTATTCTAATTGATGGCGAGAAGTTACAGAAAAAAGGCACTAATGGTCTTTTAGAATTAAGATATGGTTATTTAATTCAAGATTATTCTGAACAAGTTGCTTCTGTTTGGTATGGAAATACATCAGAGGATATAACTGTAATTATCAATGCTCCAGTATTTTTCTTAGAAGAAAATTTTGAGTTTGAAATAAAATCAGGACATAATTTAGAAATTTTTAAAGATATTTACCCTAAAGCTAAAGAACTTTTTGATATTTATAAAAGTGGACAGGAAGAAATTAAAGCTAGTTTAAACTGGTAAAATGATTGCTTTACTTACTTCGGATAGTAGGGAGAGCATTAATAAAGCAGAACAATTAAGCAGAGCTTCTTTATCTCTAAAAATAAAATGTGATGTATTTTATAATAATAACTTTAATAAAAAAGATTATAAAATTATAATTCCATGTAGTGATAAGTTTGGCGACAATGGAAATCTAGTATCTAAAGCAAGTACATATAATTTAGTTTCAAAATGTGGATTTGATATACTTCCTTTTGAGATAATTAAAACAGTTAATGACTTAGATAACTCTAAAATTGATGGAGAAATATTTGTTAAACCAGATACATCAAGTGGGGTTCATACAGTACACGAGTGGGGTTATAAAAAATTTAATTCAACTAAACATTTTAAAGAGCATTTAATTAAAACAAATAACGTCATTAGTTTTAATGGTTCTTTAGTTGATTATTTAATAATGCCTTATGTTGAACACGAAGGTGTTTATACCTTTAGTGTAATACAAAGAGATGATTGCGTTTCTGTGTTTGCCAAAATGTATATGGCTATATCTGAGGGTGGTTCTTTTTATGATTATTCTTATTATGAAGATTATGAAATAAATACCGAACCATGTAACAATTTTTGGAAACAGGGATTAACTAATAATTTAATTTATATTCAAACAATTAAATATAAAGATAAGTTTTATCCTATAGATATTAATTGCAGATTATCTACTTATTTAGACACTATTGCCACATACTACGATAAAGATTTTTATATAAGATTACTTAAATTCCTTTTAAAGGAAACTAATAGTCTTGATATTAAACTTCCTAGCAAAAAGTTTTTAATAGGAAGAATTTTATCAAATCCATTTAAAGAAATTAAAAATTTAAAATGGCAATCAATAAAAGATGTTGATGCTTTAAATTTTAATAATTTAAGTTTACCAATCGCAAATTACGACAAGGCATATTCTTGGCTAACTTATGCTTGTAAGGGGGAGAGCAGACAAGAAATATTTGATAAGCGAAAAGAGTTTTTATCAAATGTTACTTTTAATCAATAAACCCTAACTAAAGGCATATATGAGTAACTCATCAGAGTATAACTTTGCTTCTTGGAAGAAAAAAGAACCAGAGATAATTAGGACTTACGATACAAGTAATCCACCAGAATACAAATTTCATCTTCAATATCCAAAGGGTTGGAGATACTTAATGTATAAACCACATACCTCTGAACTTACAGAGAATGGATTACCTATATCGTTAGAGAGTATAAACATGGAATATACTAAGGGACATTTTCACGAATGGACACCTAACTCTCCAAGTAACCCTGCAAAGAAATCTGATAAGCCAAACAATGTAAAAATTCAGATGGGTTTAAAATGTAATTATGCTTGTAGTTATTGTAATCAAGCATCTCAAGTTCCAAACTCATTTCAAGGAAATCCTGTTGAAGCACAAAAGTTTTTAGATGAACTAGATACTTGGTTCAAAGGTGATGGAAATAAGACGAGATGGGAGTTCTGGGGCGGAGAACCATTAGTTTATATTAAAGTTTTAAAAGTATTAGCTGAGGGTTTAAGAAAGAAATTTCCTAAAGCTGAATTTAATATCATCACTAACGCATCAATGCTCACTCCTGAGATTGTTGATTGGTTAGACAGTTTAGATTTTCAAGTTGGTATTTCTCACGATGGAGCTGTTTATAAAGACCAAAGAGGTGAGGATATTCTTTGTGTACCTAAAACTTTAGAAGCAGTTAAATATGCTTATAAAATTTTATTTCCTAAAGGAAGAATAGGTTTTAACTGTGTTCTTACAGTTAAGAATTATTCATTACATAAAGTTAGAGAGTACATAGCAGAGAAGATGGGATTAACACCAATGGAAATTCCATTAACTACTGAAGAAATTATGCTTCCCTATGATGCTGGTGGAATGATGTTATCTCCAACACTTCCTGAAGAACAAAAGGAAATGAGAGAAGTCTTATTTGAAGAAGCGGCTTTTGGAACTACTTTAAGTGTAGCTACAGTTTTTCAAAAAATTGATGACTTTTTTAATTCTATAAAAACACAAAGACCATTTACTGTATTTGGTCAAAAGTGTGGAATGGATAGTCCTGATATTCTTGCTGTTGATTTAAAAGGCAATGCAATGACTTGTCAAAATACAAACGCAAATCTTCCAAAGCATAACATAGGTAAGACTGAAAATATTAAAGCTATGGAGATGACTTTAGTTCATCACTTTAGAACTAGAAGCGAGTGCGTAAGATGTCCAGTGGTTCAATTATGTAAAGGTGCATGTTTATTTTTAGAGAATGAATTTTGGACTAAAGCATGTGATGTTTCTTATAATTATAACGTAGCAATGCTCGGTGCGGCTTTATTTAGACTTACTGGTGGAATTTTACGTTACATAGAAGGAACTCCTAGACGAGATAATATGAACGATAAGTTTGAAGTTATATCTCAAGATTTTGTAGATAAATTAATAGTACCAACACAACAATCGGTTACTGCTTAATAAATTATGAAACATAAAGATTGTAAATGCAAACCATGTACCTGCGGTAAAGAAGTTATCTGCAAGTGTGCTGAGAGATTAGCAAAGCTAAAAGAAAAACTTAAACAATTAACTAAATGATATTTATTTTAGTATTTATAATTTTTCTTATAGCCAGTTTTTATGGTTGTAAATTTGATGTTTTAAATAAAGAATTTGCAGAACACTTTAAAGACATAAATAAAAAAGATTCTTAAACCCTACTAATTTAGTAGAAATTAACAATTAAATAAATATGGAAAAAAGACGAGGACTATACGCCAATATTAATCGTAGAAAAAAAGCAGGCACAAGCAGAAGCAAAGCTAAATCAACTATATCAGCTAAAGCATATTCTAATATGAAAGCTGGTTTCCCTAATTTAACCATTAAATAACTATGATTTTTACAACTATAGAAATAGCAGTTTATGTAAGTTTAATTTTAACAATTTATATTTGTTACAACATTAGACCTAAATAAATGACACCTTATACATTTGAAGAAATACAATTTTTAAACAAACCAACACAAGAGGAAAATATGTTCACACCTAAATTTGAAATTCCTTCTTACGAAGAAGCTAAGAAAGCTACAGAAAACTTCGCAGGACAGGTTCAGAAATTTTGGGCAGATGCCTTCAAAGACTACGCAAAGTCAGTTGAAGCATTTTTTCAAAATAACAAAAAGTAAAACTAACAACAAACATTAAGCACTAATATGGTACGTAAAAAAAAGGAAAAAACTTCAGCGGATCTTATTGAAGAAATTGAAGATAAATTTGCTGAATTAAAAGAAAAATTAGATGAAAATAACGAAGATTTTGAAGATGATGAGAGCTTTGAAATCGACGACGAAAACGAAGAAGACGAAGAGTAAATAATATTAATTATTTGGCTAGTGTAATGCTAGCCATTTAATCTTTATGCCTAAAAGAAAAATCCAAGCTACATCTGTCAACCAAAATTTATTGATACATATATTAAAAGATATGAATAAAAAAATTGATCATATTCATTCTGATATAAATCAACACGGAAAAGAAATAACAGAAGTAAAAGAACAAATTGCCATGTCTAAAGGTGGTGCAAAAGTTCTCATAGGAATTGTTGCTATGCTTGGAACAATATTTACAATTTGGCAATATTTGTCGCAAAAATAAATCTAAATGTACGACGAGCTAAAAAATAGAATTAAAAAACACGAAGGCTTTAGAGACGTAATGTATTTAGATAGTCTAGGCAAAAAGACTATTGGATATGGTCATTTAGTAACTGAAGACGGAATTTTACCGGGCATACAATATTCAAAAAAAGAATTAGACGAATTATTTGAAAAAGATTTTTCAATTGCTTTAAGAGACGCAACTAAATTAGTAAGTCATTTAGATTTACCTAACGAAGCATTTAATGTTGTTATTGAAATGTGTTTTCAATTAGGTCTTCCAAAAGTAACTAAGTTTGTAAACTTCTTAGATGCTTTAAAAAAATACGATTACAACAGAGCAGCTAATGAAATGCTATTAAGTAAATGGTACGAACAAACGCCTGCGCGCTGCCAAGAATTATCAAACATTATAAGGAGCTGCGAATAATATGTGGTGGAATATAATACCGACAGTTTTTAAAACTGGTGCTGAGATTTATAAAAATCATAAACAATCAGAACTTTTAGAATCTGAAGCTGAAAAAAGACACTATGAACGTATGGCGCGTGGTGAAATCGAATACCAAAGAGATGTAGCCGATCAACAAGATCGTTCATGGAAAGACGAATTTGTCCTAATTGTAGTTTGTATTCCAATTCTTGTTTTATCTTACGCAGTTATTAGTGACGACATTAATATTAAAACTAAATTAGATTTATTTTTTGATTACTTTGGTAAGTTTCCTTCTTGGTATCAATGGTTAATTGTTGGTATCTTCGGTGCTATCTACGGATTGAAACCAAGCATTGACGCATTTACTAAAAAATAATTATGTCAGAAATTCAAGTTGAAAAAGAAATTACAAGTACAAAACAAAAAGCCGACGAAATAGTTGACATGCTAATTACACAAGCGCACACACGTTTAAAATCACTAGAGCCATTAACAGCATCTGAGATGAAAGTGTGTTTAGATATATGCAAAACATATAGTACAGGCATTCAATCAAATTCAGATGTGGATTTACTAAAGGATCTCCCATTTGATGACGAAGAAAAAAGAAGATAATTTAAAAACACAATTAAGTAATTTTAAAAACTTTTTATATTTAGTATGGAAGCATTTACAATTACCTGCACCAACTAGTATTCAATACGAAATAGCTGATTACTTACAATACGGTCCAAAAAGAATTTCAATACAAGCCTTTAGAGGAGCTGGTAAATCTTGGATTACTTCAGCATTTAGTGTTTGGAATTGGTATATGGATCCTCAAAAGAACATACTTGTTGTGTCTGCAAGTAAATCTAGGTCTGATGACTTTAGTACATTTACACAAAGAATTATAAACGAAATACCAATACTAGAACATTTGAAACCAGGTCCAGATCAAAGATCTTCTAAGATCTCATTTGACGTTGGTCCAGCTAGAGCATCTCATGCACCTAGTTGTAAATCTATGGGTATTACAGGTCAACTTACAGGTTCACGAGCTGACTTAATTATTGCTGACGACGTTGAATCAGCTAACAACTCTCAAACTCAGTTAATGAGAGAACGTCTTAGTGAGACAGTAAAAGAATTTGATTCAATTATTAAACCAGAAATAGGACGTATTATATTCTTAGGAACTCCACAAACTGAGTTTAGTTTATATAACACACTAGACGAAAGAGGATTTAAAACTCAAATTTGGCCTGCACGTTATCCAGACGAAAAAGGTATTATTAATTATGGTAATAAATTAGCTGCAAGTTTAGTTGAGAATAAAAAAGGTTTTAAAAAAGGTGATCCAATAGATCCATTAAGATTTGATGATCTTGATTTAATGGAACGAGAAGCCTCTTATGGTCGATCAGGATTTTCACTTCAGTTTATGTTAGATACTACGTTGTCTGACCTAAACCAATATCCACTTAAATTAAATGATTTAATCATTATGAGTGGCATTAGGTCATGGAAAGACGCACCCGGTAAAATACAATGGGCAAGTAGTGTAGACCAAATAAAACTACTAGATCCAGATTTACCTAATGTTGGACTTAAAGGTGATTCACTAGTCGGACCTATGTATGTATCTAAAGATTACTATGCGTTCGAAGGAAGTGTTATGTCAATCGATCCTGCAGGAAGAGGTGCTGATAGAACAGCTTACGCAGTTGTTAAAAGTTTAAATGGTTTATTATACTTAACTGATTGTGGTTCATTTCAAGGTGGTTACGAACCTGAGACTTTAAAATTACTAGCTACTGTTGCTAAAACAAATTCAGTTAATCATATTGTAATCGAAAGTAACTTTGGTGACGGTATGTTTAATAGATTACTAGAACCTATACTAACCCAAATTTACCCTTGTACAATTGAAGAGATCAGAAGTTCAGTACAAAAAGAAAAACGAATTATAGATACTTTAGAACCAGTGATGAACTCACATAGGTTAATAGTTGACCAAGATATAATTAAATCTGATTTTAGATTAGAAAAAGAACACCAGCTATTCTATCAAATGACTAGACTCACAAAGACCAAAGGTTGCTTAAGACATGATGACCAAATAGATGTCTTAGCTATGGCTGTTGGTTATTGGAATTCAGCCGTTGGTAGATCTATAGATCAAGCTGATCAATTAGCTAAGGAAGAACGATTAAACGCTGAACTTGATAAGTTTATGAGAAGTGCATTAGGTCAGTCTAAAAGACGCTCTAATTCTTTCATAAATTGATTAGGATTGACGATAAGACCCTAGCCCTTACCCTAGTAACCTTGAGTGTATAAATTACACTTGCGTTTAATAGGGACACGTATTGAAGTGGTTCTGGGTCCAATTATAAGTAATACTAAGATAACCTAGATAGACTTACAGATGACTCAAAGTAAACCAAGACTACCAGACAAAGTAACTCTAGGTTATTCGACAGTAAACCTTAAGTTATTAGATTCAAAGATTAGTAAAGATGTAGGTGAACAGTTTGGCTGCTACATATCTACTATCCCATACACTGTATATTTAGACCAAGATATTATAAATTTAGGTGGACCTGATGCTGTGAACTTAGTTTTACATGAGCTCAACCATCATATCTACTACATCAACCAACTTGAAGAAGGCAATTCAGAGGAATTAGTAGTTAACTCATTTGCTAACGACATAACTGAATTGTTCTATAGGTCTGAACTTAGAGATTGGTTATTTTATCACCTAGATTTTGGTAGAAAAATTTAAGAGGGTTGTCATGGGCCGTCTCGCCCCCGTGTCCCCATATGACTTTTGGGGCGTGTGTGTAGGCTATTGTCACCATAGTAGTGTCTATAAAATCAAATAGACTAATAACCGTATCGTTTTATAAAGGATAAAATATCCTTAAAGCTTAATAAGTATTGATTGTTGCACTTCTTGTTATTTCTTTGCGTATCTTTCTTGGTGGGCTTCTATTTTTTTTGTGATGTATACGTATGATGTATGTATTAGTAACACATATAGAATTTAATACATTAGTGAATACAATATGAACTATAAGAAACTTACAAAGGACCTAATCAAACAAAATAGGACCTTAAAGAAACGTGTTGGTTCACTAAAAATTAAAATAATAAACTTAAAGGAAACAAACAAATGGTTTCGAAGCTTACCTTAAAGATATTAATAGTATTTGTAGTTGTTACTTATGTTTTATTATTAGTTGATTATTTTAAACTCAATATCAACAAATATAGTGAAAAGCATTTCATCATAGTTTACTTAACTAACCATAAAGTAATTCTTAAAGATCTTAAGCAATCTTGTGATGAAGATGTAAAATCTATAGCACTTGAATATAAATCTCAATATTACGCATATCGATGCTTTGACCACAAATTGAGCTCATAAAGACTCATTAGGATCATTTAGGATCATCAAGTTCACGTTAGTCCATACCTATCATTGGACCAAATCTCACCTTTTAAAATCTAAATCAAATAATCATAAATAAGAAGTAGTGTGTCGTTATAGATACACAACTGTAACTTTTAAAGCACACGTATCTTAATAATATATCTGAAATAAAGTTATTAACATTTTATATAAAATTAATTTTTTTATAGTTTACATATACATTCGACAGTGTATTAATTACACTAAATCAACTTAAGAGGTTAAGATGAATAATAAAAAAGTAACATTGAAACAAATGAATGTTGGTGATGTCATTAAATTGAAAAATCACGAACACACAATTTTACGTTCTAATGTCATTTTTAATGATGAAGGAACTATTGTGAAAATAGAAAAAAATGAAAGCAATCAAGTTGAATATGTTCACGTTAAATTAAAAAATAAAAATAAGTGGTTATACGAATGGAATAACTGCTTAATTTTTGACAATCAAGATGTTGATAGTCAAAGCGTAGAAACACAATTTGAAATAATTAATCATAAAGGAGCTTAATAATGACTAAAAAAGACTTCGTAAAATTTGCAAGTGCTTTCGCAAAAGCTAAACACGAAAATTATACTATTGATAACTTGCAAGAAGACTTTGAGAGCATCTTTAAAGAAGCAAACTCAAACTTTGATAAAAATAGGTTCAAAGCTTTTGTTGCTAAAGAAGTTCAAGAATTAAACAAGCCAACTAATGGAGCTTAGTATGCAATATGAGTTTAAAGGAAGTGGTCTATATGACAATGAAGACTTTTCTTTCATTAAAGAACTCTACGATGTTCCAACTAATGTCGAAAATGGCACTTGTTGGATAGGTGATAAAAATACATTTAACGAAATAATCAATAACATAATGGAGTCTAAATATGTCATCAATAGCATTTGAAACAGAAGTTGTACTTACTACTCCTAAAGTTCACTTGTCATTACTAAAAATGGACAGGAAAAACATAGGAACTGAGCATTACATGGGTATTGCTTACTTTTGGGAACCTGAACTTAAATATTATCTTAGACCTATGTCACCAAAAGATAGAAAAAAAGTTCATGATTTATTTATTAAAAATAACATACCTTTAATTAAGACTGAGTTTGGAAAGTATTTTCAAACTAATCAATTAGCTGAAACAATTTGTATTTCAGTTTTTAATTCAACTAAAAAATAACTATGCTTGCATTTCCGGTAAGAATTTTTGGTGGTTGTAAAAGCAAATCTTTCACTAAAGACGGAATTAAAACAAAGTTTGTGGACCTAATTCCAACCAAAGAAGACTACGATAAAACCGACGGAACTTTTGGGTTGCATGAATTGCACACTATTAACTTTTTAGAAGTGAATGAAGCTCGAAATATAAACGGTCATGTCATCAAAAGGTTTAAATAATTTTTTTATGCTTTTATTCATACACTGATGAATTAATTACATTATGAAAAAGAAAAAATTTAAAAGAAAAGGTTATGAGCTTACTGGTTATTATTTTGTAAACGGAAAATGCAAAATGTTATGGAGAAAAATAAAATGACTTATAAAACTTTTGTAAACTATTGCAGCTATTGGAATCTTCCAACAATTGATCCTTATAAGCTTTACGAAAGACTTACAGATGAGCTTGAGTGCTCGATAAATGGATCTTGCGTAGATCATCATGTCGATTGGTTAAGTAATTTTTTAAATAAATGGGACGGAAATGTTCCTGAAACAATTAATTAAAATGAATTTAGAGTTTATCAATAAAAGTCCACAAGCAATCGCGATTGATAAAGCTATGGCAAAAAGCATAAAGCGTACGCGTAGCAGCAAATGTGGTGGACGTGCTACATTTTTAAATGAGCATTTAAGCGATTGCATTAAAAACGTAACTAAGTGTGCGATGTGTAAGACAAGGAAGCGAGAGACTTTAACGCTCTCCCTTTACGTGGGTCTTTCGCTTCTCTTGAACACAATAGCACCAATTTTAAAGGAGCAAATAATATGGAAACACTAATGGAGTTTTTAATTGGTCTGGGGATTATATCTTTTGGTTTTTTAGTTGTGTGTATTTGGACCATGATTAATGAAAAAAAATATCCACAAAGAACTTATGTAGATGATTTTAACGATCATATAAATCGAAATTATTTCCTTTCTAAAGGAACTAATAGCTTAGAAAATATTAAACATAAAATAAGAAGAGGGTAGGTTAGATAATATGATTTATCTAAATTTAGAGCCACTTATTTTAAGTAATATTAGTACTAAATTTATACCTAATTTTTGTGCTTACTTTGTTAATTTATTAGGAGTAGCTTATGATAATTGAAAAAATTTGTGCTGTATGTAATGGCAATGATTATTTTACAAATTCTAAAGGTGATATTCAAAACTGTTACTTATGCACAAGTGAAACAGGTTCAGGCAATGTATCGTTTACATTACAGAATGAATCTAATACTAACCCTAACAATGATGATGGAGGTGATATGAGTGTCGAATGTTTAGTATCTGTTCAGTTTACTACTGATTATTTACATAAATTAACTTTAAACGAAAAACCAACTGCTTTATCTGACTTTCAAAAGCTGGTTAAATCTTTTAAAGGAACTTATATTTTAAGAAAAAGTTATTTAGTTAATAGCAAGTTTCATACTTTTGCTATTATTAATTTTCCTTCATTAGTATCTTTAAAAGGGTATGAAACATCTTTAAGTATTAGCGGGTATGTTACAAAATACCAGCTTGACATTTTAAGGGACATATCTTTTTTAGAAGAGGCAACTATAACTGCCAAAAATGTTATTAATTTTGGTTAACTAAAAAAGGAAAAAAAATAAATGATGAAGGAACTGACGCACAAAGTGCCTGCAAAAACAATGTTTGAATTTATTAAAGAATTTAGAAAAATAGATTCAGAGATGCAAGCTCAAACTATTCAAACGTTTTTAGTTGTAGCAATGGACGTAAAAAATTCATTTCAGATGACTGAGCTTTCAGAGCGTTTAGGAATTAGTCAAGCTAGCTGCAGTAGAAACGTTTCGGCGTTTTTAGATACAAATAGAAAAAGAAAAAAAGGTCCAGGGTTTTTAATTACTAAAGAAGATCCTGAAGAAAGAAGAAGAAAAATAGTTTCTTTAACTCCGAAAGGAAAATCTTTTTATAAAGATTTAGAAAATATTTGGATAGGAAATTAATTGGTGGCCTCACCCGGACTTGAACCGGGACGGACGTGAGTCCTCACGATTTTAAGTCGTGTCTGTCTACCAATTTCAGCATGAGGCCAAACTAAAATTATGAAGGTTTATATATATGACAATTAAACAAAGACACAAAGGTTTTCAACTAGATATTACTCACAATAAAACAAGATACAGACCTCAATTTAATGGTAGTAAAGACGAGGCAATGTTAGCAGAAGCTCAAATCAAAAAAGGTTTATCTGAAGGAAAAGACATTAATGTCGTATTAAAAGAAATTGATGTTTCACGTCATAATCTATCCATTGGTGCAATTTATGCACGTATGAAAAACAAATACACTGATAGACATTCACAACGAACTGCTGAAAATATTATATTGCAGCTTGGTACTGAAAAAAGAATCAATCAAGTAGATGAAGATGTTGTTGATGAACTTGTAGAAAGCTGGCAAGAAAAAGGAAATAGTCCTGCGACATGCAATAGAAAATTAGCTGCTCTTAGCAAGATCTTAAGTTGGGCTCATAAAAGACATTACATTAAATCTAAACCTCAATTTGAATGGTTTATGGAAAGTGCTGGAAGAATTAGGTATTTTAAAGATGGCGAAGATATATCGTTTTGTAATTACTTATATAGCAATCAAGCAGATATAATGGCTGATATGACTTATTTTTGTAATGACACTGGTCTTAGAAAAAGTGAAGCTAAAAATATTGATGCCAATCGAGATGTTGATAAAGGTAAATTGACAGTTTTAGCTAATAAAAATAAACTATTAAGAACTATACCACTGACTGAACGAGCTTTAAAAATACTTAAAAAGTGGGGTAATACTCCATTTGCTTTAGTTAGTGATGAATATCTTAGAAAGACTTGGAATTATGGGAAAATTAGAATGGGTTATGAACACGACAAACAATTTACTTTTCACATGACAAGACACACATGCGCATCACGATTGATTCAAAGAGGGGTTGGAATAACCGTTGTAAAAGAATGGTTAGGCCACAAGACAATCAAGATGACGTTACGTTATGCTCATTTGGCTCCTAATAATTTTCATGATGCGAAACTGGCATTAGAAAGTTGTGTCCTAGACGGTGTCAAATTGGCAGTAAACAATAATTAACATGCATTTATTTGTTGTAGATGCTAACAAATTGGAATTACTAGGGACTTAAAATCTGTAAAAAGGACTAATGCATGTGTGTATAGCAGTTAGCTATTACACTGCTTAGACTAAATAGATCTTATATTCACTAGTGAATTCAATTCACTTGGAGATTATAAATGGTGTCAAGATACAGTGCCACAAAAGAATTAATCGATAGACAGATTAAACTAGAAGCTGAAATGAGACAGCGAGGTGGCGATAGAGAACGCAAAAAGACTGATAAAGTTACTCAAAAAGAAAATGAATCATTAACAATACACGGCAAGAAACTACTTAAAACCTGTATTTCAAACTATGAAAGAGAGCTTGAGTTATTTCTTAAAGATATAAACCGAGGACCAAAATATGTAGCAAGTAAATACTTGTCTATATTAGATACTACAACGTTAGCTGTATTAGCAGCCAAAAAAATTATAGACGGAATTACATCTGTTAGAAAATTTACAGCATCAGCTATTTCTTTAGGTGGTAAAATAGAAGATGAGTGTTATTTTAGAAAATTCTGCGAAACTCATAATTTTTTATTTGATAAAATACACCAAGATTTAAACCAACGCAGTGGTCATTACGAATATAGACGTTGGAAACAATTAGTTAATAGCAAAAAACAAAATTTTGCTTGGGAAAAATGGTCCACAAGAGACAAGCTGCTAGTAGGCGAAAAGCTAATTAGCATATTTATTCACGCAACTAATTTGTGCAAAATTGAGAAAGTAATTAAAAGATCTCTAAATAAAAGATCTTATTTTGTCTTAGCTCCAACAGAAAAAACTTTAACTTGGATTAATTCAGTAAAAGAATTTAATGAATTTTTAAATCCTGAATATTTTCCAATGCTTGTTAAACCTAGAAAATGGAAAAATGGTATGGGTGGTGGATATATATCTCATCACATTAAACCTTTATTTTTAGTTACTGGTCATAATATCACTTCGCACAGGACCTATTTAAAACAATTAAGTAACTATGAAATGCCCGGCGTTTATCAAGGCATTAACGCTGTTCAAGATACTATGTGGAAAACTAATAATGAAGTTCTAATGGTAGCTAAAACAGTGTTTAATAACGATGACAGAAACAGAGGCGGTTTAGTAGTTTCTAAATTATTAGAATTACCAAACAAACCAATTGATATTGATAGTAATAAACAATCATTGCAAGCTTGGAAAGCTCATGCAACTAGTGTCTATACTTTAAATAAAAAATTATCTTCTAAAAGATTAGCAACAGCTAAAATATTATGGCTAGCAGATAAATTTAAAGAAGATTCATTTGCATTTCCCTGCCAAACAGATTTTAGAAAAAGATTATATTATGTTCCAGCTTATTTGAATCCACAAGGAACTGATATTGCTAAATCTTTATTGTTGTTTAAAAATAAAAAACCATTAGGAGAAGTAGGCGAAAAATATCTTTGTTTACATTTAGCTAATACATATGGACAAGACAAATTATCTTTAGAACAAAGAATAGATTGGGTCCATAAAAACAAAGAAGCTATTATTAAATGTAGTAATGAACCTTTTAATACTCCATTTTGGGAATTAGCAGATAAGCCTTGGCAATTTTTAGCTGCTTGTTTTGAATTTGAGAAGTTTATTAAAAATGGTAGATCGTTTGAATCTAGTTTACCTATTAATATTGACGGTAGTTGTAATGGTCTTCAACATTTTAGTGCTATGCTAAGAGATGAAGTAGGTGGAGTTGCAGTTAACTTAACAAATACAAAACAACCTCAAGATATTTATCAAATAGTTTGTGATAAAGTAATTAAAAAACTTAAAGCATCTGACAATCCTGTTGCTAAAGAATGGTTGGACCTAGGAATAGATCGTAAAGCAACTAAAAGATCAGTTATGGTTTTACCGTATGGTGGAACAAGATTTTCTTGCGTTGAATTTGTTGACGAATACGTAGAAGAACGTGAAGAAAAAGGTGATGTTATACGATTTAAAAACAGAACTGCAGCTAACTTATTATTAGCTCATACAATTTGGGATTCAATTGGTACTACAGTAATTAAAGCAAGAGAAGCTATGAGCTGGTTACAAAAAGCTGCAAGACTTTGTGCTTCATTATCGTCACCAGTTCACTGGACAACTCCATTAGGTTTTCCAGTTACTCAAGCTTATTATGATCAAAAAGATATGGTCGTAAAAACAAAGATGATGGGTAGAATTAGAATTAAATCTCATACAGATAAAATAAATAAACGAAAACAATGTAATGGTATCTCACCTAATTTTGTTCATTCGTTAGACGCGACTGCTATGTATCTTACAATAGATCATTGCTTAGCTCATGGGATTAAAGATTTTGGTATGGTCCACGATTCATATGCAACTTTAGCTTGTGATATGGACACTTTAAATAAATGTACCAGAGCTGCTTTTATACAATTGTACACTGAAATGGATCCACTAGCGGATTTTAGGGACCAAATATTAGGTCTGTTGCCTGATAAACTTAAAGCTAAATTGCCTGAACTACCTAATAAGGGCAACTTAGATATAGAGGAAATCAATTCAGCAACCTATTTTTTCCACTAATGCTATACACTAGTGAATTAGTTACACATATAGAATATAACTATAGGAGAAAACATGGGTAAATATACTCGAGTTACAACTCCAAAAGGACAAGCTTCATATCCTTGGTTAAAACAACCAGATACAAAGTTTAATCCAGATGGATTGTACAGTTGTAATATTCTTGTCGATAAATCTGATGCAACAAAATTAATTGAAGCAATCGATAAAGTTTTTGCTGCTAATGCAGACGCTGTTAGACAAGAAAAAAAGAAAAAAGATATAAAACTTGCAGACAAGCCTTACGTCGAAATGGAAGGCAACAAAGTTTTATTTAAAATAAAAAGCAAAGCTAAAATAGGAAACAACGAAGTAAGACCAATTGTTGTTGACGCAAAAGGAAAACCAATAGTTGAAACAGATATATATGGCGGTAGTGAAGTCAAAGTATCTGCTGATTTAATTCCTTATTTCGTACCTACAAATGGAGCTGGAGTGTCATTAAGACTTGTAGGAGTACAGGTTTTAAAACTTCAGAATAAGCCTATGCCAAGCATGGATTCTTTAGGTTTCAAAGAAGAAGCTGGCTACGAACATATAGCTCAAGAAACAATCACAACAACAAATGACAAACCAACAGAAGAAACAAACGAAGATTTCGTTTAGAAGTGGTTTAGAAGAACGCTTAGCGAGTCAATTAAACTCGCTAGGTGTTAACTACAAATATGAAACATTAATAATTAGATTTACAAAACCTCAAAAAGAAACTCGTTACACACCAGATTTTATATTACCAAACAATATTATTATTGAAGCTAAAGGTAGATTTTTAACTAAAGATAGACAGAAACATTTACTTATTCAAAAGCAGCACCCAAATTTAGATATTAGATTTGTTTTCTCAAATCCTAATCAACGCATTAGCAAAATTTCAAAAACTACTTACGCAATGTGGTGTCAAACAAATAATTTTAAATATGCAAAAGAAACAATCCCAGTTGAGTGGATTAATGAAAAACGTAGGTCTTAAAAAAAGAAAGATGACTAATTATATATTTGTAGAACATACAGACACGCCGGAATTTTTAGATGTTACTAAAGAATTATTAGACAAACAACATCGGCAGCTTGGTCATTTAGGTTTTAGATACCATTATTTAATTAGATTAAATGGCGAAATAGAAAAAGGAAGAGACATAGATTCTTTTGCCGGAGATATTTGTGAATTTAATTCTGAAGCTATTGGAGTTTTAATTGTTGGAAAAAATAATTTTTCTCATCATCAACTTACTACATTTAAAAATATTACAACGCAACTTAACCAACAATATGGAGATCTAAAAATAATAACAAATTTAGATAATAAAAAAATATGCGAATTATATTAGAAGGACCTGATTGTGCAGGCAAAACTACTTTAGCTACAAAGCTAAAAGAAAAATTAACTGATTATTTATATATACATCACGGTGTTTATGCTCACGCATATAAGCCACATTTAGAATCTTTAAAATTAGAAACAGTAATTATTGATAGGCACTGGCCAAGCGAATTAATTTACGGAACTATATTTAGAGCTGGACCTACATACAATATTTATACAATGGAAAAGCGAGTAACTGAAAATGTATTAACAAAACATATTCTTTGTTTACCTCCAAAAGATCTTGTTCTTAAAAATTTCTTAGAAAGAAAAGGCAAAGGGCAAGAGCAGTTTGACGATGTTTCAAAAGTTTACGATGCATACAAATTATTTAAAAACACTTTTCCATATTTTGTTCTTTACAATTATGCAGAACAAAGTGCTGAAGAATTTATAAAAAAGGAGATCTATGGCCAGCGCGAATAAAGCTTGGATTGACTTATTAAAAGCTCTTAATGATGCACCAGTTGTTTCACCAAGAGGTTTTAAAACTAAAGAACTTATTGGTTACCAAAGCAGAGTTTCAATGTCTGATCCTATGGTTTGTATTAGAGAAAGAGAAATAGGAGAAAAATTTAGATACGCAGAAGCTGCTTGGATTTTGTCCGGTGATAATAAAGTTTCTACAATTGCTCCTTATTCTAAAATGATACCTCAATTTAGTGACGACGGTGTTAGGTTTTTTGGAGCTTATGGTGTTAAAGTAGTAGATCAATTATCTTATGTTGTATCTTCGTTAGCTACTGACAACAGCACAAGACAAGCAATTATAAATATTTGGAGAGAAAACCCAAGACCGAGTAAAGACATACCTTGTACTTTAAGTTTACAATTTTTAATTAGAAATAATAAATTGCATTGTAATGCTACAATGAGATCAAGTGATGCGTGGCTTGGTTGGGTTTACGATGTATATAATTTTTCTCAAATTTCATTGTATGTTTTATTACAATTAAAATCTCAGCATAAAATTAAATTAGAATTAGGTGAGTTAACTTTAACAGCTGGATCACAACACATATACCAACAGCATTGGAAACCAGCTTTAAAATGTATTTATGG